ATACTCATCCACCAATGGTTTCTCATGTGCAGGGGTCACCAGTGTATATCATTGATGATTTCTATAAGTATCCTGAGGAAGTTGAGGATGAATTTTGGAGTCATGAGTTGAGGTATCACAAAGAAGGTGACCCAGGTTATAATGGTAAGTTATTCCATGATATGAGACATCATTTTCCAAATGATGACCTGTGGGAAGTTGGAGAATATTTACTAGATGTATGTGGTGCAAAGTATCATGGGTCAGGTCCTGATTGTTTAAGTAATGTGTTTGAATATGAGGGCACAGACCATATCAATAACTATTGGTATCCACATCTAGACGCAGGGTATACAGCATTGATATACTTTGAGGGGACAGGCACTAACTTATATGCCACACCTAATCGTTTTGAAGTTGATGAAATAAATGCATACCCAGAGCATGTCAAACCATGGCGGTCTAAAGAAGATTATGAATTGCTGTTGACATTCGAGGGCAAGTACAATAGACTCGTATTATTCAACGGAAAGAAATTTTATCACGGAGCAGATATTTACTACTCCCCAGTCAAACGTTTCAACCAAGTTTTATTTTTTACAGATGAGCCTTAAGATAGAAGAAGTAGCACTAAGTAAACTTATTCTAAAAGAAGATTATGCAAGAAAGGTTTTACCATTTGTAAAACCAGAATACTTTGATGCATTTACCAATCGTGTCCTCTTCGAGACGCTTAGTGAATACATTAATAAGTTTGATACTACACCTGAGCCTAACGCTCTAAAGATTGAGATAGAAAAGAGAAAAGATATTACTGATGACATCTATAGAGACATTGAAAGTTTCTTAGATAACCTTGATAGAGACCATTACAATGATGAATGGTTAGTTGACACTACTGAGAAATGGTGTAAGGAGCGTGCTATATACTTAGCACTGATGGAGTCCGTTAAGATTGCTGACGGACAAGATAAAACACGTACAAAGGATGCTATACCTAGCATCATGTCTGACGCACTAGGTGTGTGCTTTGATGAATCCGTTGGACATGATTACATTTCAGACTCTGATGACAGATACGATTTCTACCATAGAAAAGAAGAAAAAGTCCCATTTGATTTGGACTACCTTAACAAAATTACCAAAGGTGGTCTCCCTAATAAGACTCTCAACATCGCTCTTGCTGGTACGGGTGTCGGGAAGTCTTTATTCATGTGCCATGTCGCTAGTTCCTGTCTCTTACAGGGGCGCAACGTTCTCTACATTACATGTGAAATGGCAGAGGAGAAGATTGCAGAGCGAATTGATGCCAACCTCCTCGATATCCCAATCCAACAACTCCAAGACCCCTTACTGACAAAACAAAAGTATCGTGCTAAGATGGATGTGTTGAAGAAAAAGACACAGGGTAAACTTGTTATTAAAGAATACCCTACAGCATCTGCACATGTAGGTCACTTCAAAGCACTCTTGAATGAGTTGTCATTGAAGAAAGGATTTCATCCTGAGATTATATTTGTAGACTATCTAAACATATGTGCTAGTAGTAGATACAAAGGCACGATTGTAAACTCATACACATATGTAAAAGCAATAGCAGAAGAATTACGTGGACTAGCAGGAGAGTATAACGTGCCTATCCTATCTGCTACACAGACTACTAGGTCTGGGTATGGTAATTCTAACGTAGAGATTACTGACACCAGTGAATCATTTGGTCTTCCTGCAACTGCTGACTTGATGTTTGCTCTCATATCTACAGAGGATATGGAAGAGTTGAATCAGATTATGGTTAAGCAGTTGAAGAATAGATATAATGACCCTACTGTATACAAGAGATTTGTGTTGGGTATTGACAGACAGAAGATGAGGTTGTATGATTGTGAGCAGGGTGCTCAAGACAACATCATTGATGCAGGCGATGCTCCTAAATCATTTACAGATACTAAAAAATCATTTGAAGGATTTAAAATTTAATGGCTGAATTTACTAACCAATTTGACCCTAAGAAGGGAGACCAAGATGCTGCTGCAGAGCGTATCAATAGTGCTGCTAGAGATAAAGTAGATGAGGCAGAAGAAAAAGTAAAAGCAACTGAGCAAGAGACTGCCAAGACACCCGAAGATATGGGTAAGAAGATGGGCACTGCTCCTCAGTCAAAGAAAAAATTAGATAAGAAACTAAAAGAGAAAGCAAAAGCAGAGAAGGAAGGTCCTAAAAAGTTTGAGGTAGACTTAGATAGGTATACTGAGTTTGTTGATAGAGTGACGTCACAACCTAGTAAAGATTTCACAGCGTTGATGGAGAGATATGCAGAGTTAAAATCACAAGGTTGTAACATACAACGTCTTGATACTGCTGCATCAGGTATGTCTGCAGAAGCAGGAGAGTTTATGGAGATTGTAAAGAAACTAAAGTTTCAAGGTAAAGACTATACCGCAGCAAACAAAGAGCATCTAACCAAAGAGTTAGGTGACATCATGTGGTATGTTGCACAAGCATGTCTAGCACTAGACGTGAGGTTTGATGAGGTCATCTATACTAACACTCTCAAGTTAGCAGCACGTTATCCTAATCAAATGTTTGAAACTAATTACTCGGAGAATCGACAGCCAGGTGACATCTAGTGCAGTATATAATTCCTTCCAACTTAGGATGGTTAGAGAGTAAATTATATCCAGAGGAGATAAAACTTCTTTGGAATTATATTCTTGAAGCAAATGTAAATGCCAAACCTAATTTGGTAGGACATCTACATGAGAGTTTATATTTAAAAGATAAGAAGAATCAGTTTTTTGATAGGACATTAATACAATACTGTAGTCACTACGCATTTAAGTTTGGTAATCAAGGAGATAAGATACCAACTACAGGACAGCATCAGATGTGCTTGGAAAGTTTCTGGGTCAATAGAATGAGAAAGTATGACTTCAATCCTTTCCACAATCATTTTGGTGTGTATAGTTTTGTCATATGGTTAGACATACCTACAGATTATAGAGAGCAGTATGCAACTACCGAAGCAAATGACGGTGGCTCTGCATCTAATTTTGAGTTTATGTATACCAACATACTAGGAGAGATAACAACATATAAGTATCAACTAAGTGAAGAATCAAATGGCACTATACTATTCTTCCCATCTAAACTTATGCATGGTGTGTATCCATTTTATAACTGTGATGATGAGAGAATTTCTGTATCAGGTAATATAGCGATAAAGACAAACTAAATACTTGCATGGCAAACAAAATAGACACCGAGCCTCTCCTCGATGGAGAAGGTGTAGGTGCAGTACCTATTGGTAAAACCAACGCAGGATTCTTATACGAGAGTAGTCTTATTAAATCTCTAAGGAATCAAGGATTTACTGTGTCTGACCCTGCGGGTGCTGACTCTGCTAAAGCTGACCTTGAGTTAACAAAGGGAGCTAACATAGTAAAGTTTGAATTGAAAGAAAAATTATCTGCTGACTTTGCTCAGATGAATTTTGATTTCGATACTACTCGTAAAGAGTTTTATATTGACAAGACTAAAACAACAGCAAAGAAAGAAGCAGCACAGACCATGATAGGTATTGCTGAGTCCTATGGTATTATCAGACAAGCAAATGCTCACTGGCAACCTAAAAAGAATATGCCTGCTAAGTTTGTCCTTCCACCAAACGCAACTTTCAAGGAGAGAGATAAGTCTAGGAAACTAGATTTGAAAAGATTTCCAGACAAGTATCTGGGACAAGGATTCGGACCTGCTCAGGAGGTTGAAAAGTATTACAATTCAAAAGATACTTATTATATACAGATAAAAGGAAAGGGTCTATATTATATGGGTAAAGACCCTGAGAAATATGGATGCCCTCGTTTCTCTGACTCTTGTGCTGACAGCAGCATTAGAATTCGTATCAAAACTAACTCAGCATCTAAAGGTCGATGGTCATTTCTGATGGCACTTAAGATTAGTAGACTCAGACCTAGTAATATGAATCTAGACTTAGATGCGTCCTTCCTATAACCAGTTAAATAAGTGTCCACTACTCTTCCCATTCACCCCACAGTATAGTATAATATAGTCATGGCAAAGAATACCCACCTTGAGCATTTAGAAGATGACATATTTAACTCTGGTTATAACGGTGCTACTAATAGTATTAATTTTCTTGTAGGTCTACGAGACATGTTGACCACAGGTAAGGGTGGTGGTAATACAAAGGTAACAGTTAAGTGGGACGGTGCTCCTGCTATAGTTTGTGGCACAGACCCTGTGACAGGAGAGTTTTTTGTAGGTAATAAGTCTGTGTTTAATAAGTCGACACCTAAGATTTGTTATACTGATGGTTTCATAGATGAGTATTACCCTGACAGTGGACTTAACAAGATACTTAAGACTTGTTTAAAATATTTGATGAGACTACCTATTGATGGTGTTATACAAGGAGACTTACTCTATGAGAAGAGACCTCCCATTGTCACTATGAAAGGTAAAAGATGTTATATTTTCAAACCAAATACTATTTCATACTGTGTAGAGGTAGACTCTGACATGGGTAGGCAGATAGCAAAGAGTGAGATAGGTATTGTATTCCATACTAAATATAGTGGGTCAAGTATAGACGCAATGTCAGCAGGGTTTGGTGTCAATGTCAAACCATTACAAGGTGTAGACAGTGTGGCAGTATTCTCCTCAGAGTTTACTAATGTAAATGGTATGGCAAACCTATCTCCTTCAGAGTTGTCGAAGATAAACTTAACCATAGCATCTGCTAAACGTAACCTTACTGGTGGACGTAAGTTTCTTAACACTATCAATAAGGAGACAGGGTCATTTGCTTACAATGCATTGTTTAAAATGTATTTCAACCAAGTAATACGCTCAGGAAAGATACCAACTAACTCTACTGCTATGGCAAAAGGGTATATTTCTTTCGTAGATGCACGTTTCAAGGCAGAAATTGCTAAGAAAAAGACTGCTAAAGCACAGAAAGACTGGTCTGACAGGGCTGATAAGGCTCTTGCTTATCTAAATAGTAATAAGTCTGTCATGTATTCCGCACTTAGCGGTTTCAAAGACCTTATGACTGCTAAACAGCAAATCATAAATAAACTGAAAAAGATAGAAGGTGTCGGCACTTTCTTAGAAGATGAAAATGGTTACAAGGTAACCAGTCCAGAAGGTTTCGTCGCTATCAAAGATGGCAATGCACTTAAACTGGTCGATAGATTAGAATTTTCTAGAGCAAACTTCACCGTCGCAAAAGATTGGGGTAAATGAATTTTTTAGAATTTATAACTGAGGCAACTAAGAGTGCGTCTCAACAAAACAAACCTAAGAAACCCACGACAAGTCAAAAAGGTCAGAAGACTTCTGGTAACCTAGAGGACAAGCATGTTGCTATTACTTTTGGTCGCTTTAACCCTCCTCACGCTGGCCATGGCAAGTTACTTGATGCTGTCAAAGCGCACGGAGGCGACTCGGGAAACTATAGAATCTACCCATCCCGTAGTCAGGATCACAAAAAGAATCCGTTATCCGCACAACAAAAAGTAGACCACATGAGGAAGTTATTTCCCTCACACAAGGACAAGATTCAAAACAACGAAGCACATAGAAATATATTTGATGTAATGCGTGACCTACATGACGAGGGTCATGAGCACGTAACAATGGTGGTAGGAGACGATAGAGTAAAAGAGTTTGAGAAGTTGACTAACAAATATAATGGAGTGCATTATAACTTTAAGACTATCAATATCAAATCAGCAGGGGCAAGAGACCCTAAGAGCGAAGACCCTTTAGAGAAGTTGTCAGCATCTGCAATGCGTAAGCATGCAAGTGGTGATGACCATGCCTCATTCCATGCAGGCATGCCTAAGGGTGTCTCCTCAAAGCATTCCAAACAGATGATGGCAGACGTGAAGACTGGAATGACACCACCTCCTAAGAAAACGAAGACCAAGAAGTCAATCAAAGAGTTGACACTCTGGGAGTATGCACCTAAGTTAGATGCAGATTCGTTTAGAGATTTCTATATGCTAAACCATATCTTTAAGGTAGGTGCTATAGTAGAGCACGATGACACTGGACTAATAGGAAAGGTTGTCCATCGTGGCACTAATCATGTCGTATTCCAAATGCCAGATGGCAATGAGGAAAAGGTATGGTTAAAAAACATAACTGAAGTGGAAGACCCACGTGCTGCATGGGCACGTGCTGCTGATACCACCAAACTCCAACACAATTATTCTGCTGATGATGGCAGTGGTAATGACTGGAAGGCAGGTACAGACAACTATAGAATGGCATTGCAAGCAATGACTCCAGGGCAATCTGTAGTCAGTTTTACAGATTTTCAACAACGTATTAGAAACTCTGCTAAGACTAAATAAAAACAGTAAGACCAATCAGGTGTTATAAAAATGAAACTAGAAATGTTAGTGTCTGCAGCTTTAATGGATTACACTCCAACAGAGCAGTCATATATTCTTAAGGCGGTTGAGGAAGATAAACTTCCTGAGACTAAGCGTCTCCACGAAGGTGTAATGAAAGTCATGGAAGTCCTTGACACATTCGAGCCAGTGGTAGAAGGGTATGCAGGCTTCGACGTAGACAGAGAAACTGTCAAGAAAAAGAAAGCAGAGCATAAGGATGACCGTAACATAGGTCGTGTTGTATCCTCAGGAGGAAACTCCATGCTCATCACAGGACGTAAGGCTGATGGTCGTTACATTGTTGTCGGAAAGAAAGGAGAGAAGACAGCAAAAGAGGCAGGCGATTTAGGTGTAACTGCTAAGGAAAGTGTAGTAGGTGTAGACATTGATGACGTACATCAACTCATGTTAGAAGGACTTAAGCAGGCACGTAAAAACGTTGGTGCATCTACATGTTGGAAGGGTTATAAAGCAAAAGGCACTAAGATGAAGGGTGGAAAACAAGTCCCTAATTGTGTCAAAGAAGACGAAAAACCTTCTGACTTTATAAATAAATTGTCTAAGTCGGGATTATTTTCCGATGCGGAGTTGGAAAAAATGGGAGAGATAAACTAAAATGAAACCCTCCAACCCAGGTGAAAAGTCTTTTCTTACTACTAAGAAGAAAGGAAACGTTATTATTAACCCTAAGAAGGAAGACCTCATGAAAGAAACTAAACTAGACGAAAAGAAACTTGACGCAGTAGGAAAGGAAGACAAGGACATCGATAACGATGGTGACCATGATAAGTCTGACAGATACCTATTGAATCGTCGTAAGGTGAGGAGTAAAGTAATTAAGATGAAGGAAGCAGCACATGACGCATTGCGTGCTAAACGTGCAAAGAAACCACAGGGAGAAGGAGCAGTGGATACAGCACCAGACGAGTCAAACGTAGGAGAGGAGACACTTCATGAAATCTCTGCTAATAAATTAATTGATGCAGCAAAGGCAGCAGAAGTTAAGAGAGGTAAGGCAGCAGTAGCAGGAGACAAAGAGACTGCAAAGAAAGCCATAGGACAGAATAAGAAATTCTATGATGCAGCAAAGGCAAAGAGAATGAAAGAGTCTACAGATAGAATGAAAGAAAGAATGATACAGTTTACTAAAGACCATGACCAACAAATGCAAGGTAAACAGCCTATATAATGTACCGTTTGAATTTTAATCATGCTATCATTCCTACTACCATTTGCATCTAAAATTGTATCAGATGCAGTAAACAAAATCCCAGACGATTCTGAGTTGGGAGAGAAACTAATCGACTTATGTCTAGTCAT